TTTGTGATAGTAGACTGTGATGCAGCATAGTTTGTTAAATATATTGGATAGTAGTAACCTAATGTATTTGAGTATGTCCTATCAGTACCAAACACTGCATAGGGTTCCTCACCCACAATAGTTCCCTCTTCCAACTGAAAGTTAAATAATTCTATAAATTGATTTGTGCCTTCTTCTTGTAGAATAATGTCACTATCTGTCTCATCAACAATGTTACCATGAATAGCAGTGACTTGAGCTTCTGCCTCTTTAACAAGACCAGCCTCGGTGCCATTGTCTGTGAATACTACAAGGTCACCTATTTCATAACCAGTTCCAGCATCGTCAATCAAAACACCAGAAACCGAACCCGTCTGAACGTCTCCAACATTTGCAGACACATCACCACTACCGATTAACGAAGATGCATCTATATCAATCGCATCACCACTTTTATACAATGTCCCGTCATTTGTAATTGATGTTGTGCTGTTTATCTGTCTAATGATAAAGTTAAAACGAACATCTTGTACAGAAGACGTTGCATAGATAGTCTCGTTAGCTTGAAATGATCCTACCACATTTGAAATCTGAACTTCAACATAAGATATACCGCCAGTAACTGTAAAAACTGTAACGTCTTCAACAAGAGCAGTTGCGCCCGAATTCTGACCTGTAATAGATTGTCCAATAATTTCACTAGGAACAGATGAACCAACTGTTGAACAACGAAGAATTGTTGGTTTGTCCCAATCAGCATCAGAGACTCTTAACATATATTGGTTGGGGTAGAATACTTCTGCATTCTCATCCAGAAGGATTTTCATAAAGAGTTTTGCGCCTTCTTTCGTACCCTTCCGTCGATACAACTCACGAATATGTTTTTCTAGATTTCTCTTGTCAATCCCTGTAGCAAGATTTGATGGGATACCTTCCATGAACGATTTACGAAACTCTTCAAGGAAGTCATAGATGGTATTGTCAATGTCAGCATAAGCCAACAGTTGTTGAATATTCTGTACAGGATTTGCACGATACCTTGTAACTGTTCCAGATGCACCAGAGGTTTCACCAGTTATAGTTTCACCAGTTTCGAACAGCTGTTGAGAAGATATAAACAGTCTTGGGTTTTCATTACCAAGGTCTTCAACAAGAACAGTAGCAGTCGCATAAGATGTACCACCTGTAATTGTCTCACCCGCAATAAATTTACCTGTTGAGCCAGAACCAACTTCTGTAACAACGAGTGTTCCATCTTCACTAAGAAGGTTAGTATCTGTCTCAATCTCTAATAGAATGTTGTCGATGTTAACATCAACTCTAAGTTCACCAGCTTCAAGAAACTGATAATAGTGTTTTAGAAATCGAGAAAACTTCGGATGGTCCTCAGCAATGAAGTCAGGTAATTGCCCATCAATTTGACTACTGAGTTTGTTTTCTAGAGTTGGGGTCCAAGACAAATCAAAAGGTGGCATGATTAATAACTCGACGTTGATGCGATACTAGACGTTGTAGTAAATGTAGAACTACCACCTCCACTATTAACAGCAATGGTATCTTGATTACCACTAATTGTTGTGTTAAGTGTATCAATCTCAAGTATCTGATTTCTCTTACCCACAATATCAGTAGACGATGGGATAGCAGTAAATCTAATCGCAGATGATACACTACCATCTACATTAGATACTGTAGTTATGAAAACAGGACTTACTGATAACACACCAGTTGCATAATCAATAGTTCCAGCAGTAGATAAAAAATATGTTCTAACACCACTCACCAAATAGTAAATGCGAAGATTGCCTGCGCCGTCGTCATCAAAGAACATCTCGTTTGTATTACCAGAGATAAAGAACCCTGTTGATGCAATAACACCACCAGATGCAGAGTTGTGGCCAGAGTGTGGATTGTACAGTGCATTTCCAAAGTTAACCGTGAACGAATATGAACCAGCAGTATTCGGTGTGTAGAGAGAACCTAGAGACACCGTGGTAATATTACTAAGTATCGACGGGTCTGTATCATCAACCAAACCTGTAAACTGAGAGTGACGGAACACTGAACTGAAAACCTTTAGATTGTCATTATTAAACGAGGTCACAGTTTTACTAACTAAGGACTCAATAGCTTCTTTTGAACTAGATGTTGCATTAGTATCATATTTGAAATTAACATTGAGAATTATATTAAGTGTTTCTGGGTCAACAACCACAGGAGTAATAGATGCAACAGTAAATGGTGCCAAGTCAGTTACCAACTGAGCCTTCTGAACTTCATTCAGATTTAATCCTGTTGTTGACTTGACACTAATAAACACTTTACCATACTCTGCAATGTCTGACACACCAGAAACATCGTTGAACGAACCATCCTCACCACCCCAGACAGAAACCGCTTGAGTGTTTGCGAACAACTGCTTAACATATGTCTTATAATCTTCTGTTGTAACACACCTACCCTGTGATGCATAATCCAGAGGTGCGTTATACTTGATAGACTCAATACTCTCTGGTTCAGAACCACCAGCAGAATTTGAAACAGTAACAACATTAACACTATTGACCGTATCAATTGCAGTGGAAGAGGTAAATGCACTTGCACCGTTAGCTGCACCCTTATTGGTTACAACATATTGCATAATAATAATGTTACCATCTTCTATCGCAGAACCTAGAATACCGTCACCAAAATATATTTCATATTGACCACCCTCAACCTCTTGAATAAAATATACATTCGATGTAGAGGTTAGTCCAGAAATATCTGTTGATTGAGTAAAGGTTGTTTGTGTGGTATCCGTTGCAGAGTTTTGAACTACAACCGAAAGAGTTGTTGTATCTGCACGATCATCATTGATTAGAAATCTTTGTTCAACATTCTGAGTGTCAACAACATATCTACTTGAAACATAACTTCCTTCGTAAATTCTAGTATCATTAAAGGTAATAGTCGAACCACTGTTAGATGCAGTCGCATCAGATATAGTTACAAACTGATAAGATACATCATCAACACTAGCAGTGAACACCGTTCCTGCTGGCATCGTTGCACTTGCATTCGTTGTGTTAAGGATAATGTCAACAACCGCATTAGATGCTGTTGCAGAACGAGTAGTGTAACCCAAGGTCTTCGCATGAGAAACCACACTCGACCTCAACTGAGAAGAGTCAAGGAACATCTCGTTTGCAAGCATGTTCGCATTGAAACCAAGGTAGTGCGTATTGTATGCAAGTACATCTAAAAGAGCAGATAGACCAGAACCTTCAAAGTCATAGTCTTTAAACTCTGTCTGATTTCGCATGAAAAGTTTTAGGTTATCCTTAACCTCATCAAAGTCAAATTCTGTTACACTGAGTCGCTGTCTGTTTGCTGCCATTATCGTAATCTCTCTAATAGAACTTCCATGTTCACAAGCTCTGTGGGTGCATTGACAACATAAAATTCAATTGAAACATTATATGCATTGTTATCAAGATTAGGTATGGCTCTAACTCCAACGAGTCTAGCCCTTGGTTCAAAGTTTTCAATCACCTCTTCTATCTTCATGGTCAGAACATATGCGGTGATAGGAGTCATAGGCTCAAATAGAATATCTCTCACACCAGAACCAATTTCGGGATGAAAAGGTTTCTCATAAAAGTTGGTTAGAACAAGATTTCTGACAGAGCGTTTGACTGCCGTAAAATCTGTTACCCTGTTGATATCATTTGTTCCCGTCTTAGGTCCAAAAAATAAATCTATATCGGAATACAGTTGAGCAGCGCGTTCTTGTCCTTGATATGTACCGTCAGTATATGCGTCTTTAGCGCCCATGAGCATTCCTCTTTATTATTATTTATACATTTTCAGATGTATTTTGTTTCATGATATAAGGTTTATTAGACTTCCAAACGTCCTTTGCGTTCACACGAACAAATGGTTTGTTTGTTTCATTTGTATTTGGATTAGGAATTGTCAGCATGACATTCTTACCCCTCTTAAACGCACTAACTTGATTAGTTGTTCGTGCAAGGCTATTCTGCAAGTAATCCCTACGAAGTGCTTTACTCACATCTTTGCTTACGTTGTTGCGTTCGCCCTTTGATGTTTGTGACGCCCTTGATTTTTTCTTTCCCATAATATAACTCCTCTTATATGTTTGTATTTAGTCTTCGTGGTAGACGGTCACTGCTGGCTTGCCGTCGTGCGCTGGCGTATACGATTTTATTCTTTTTCTCTTCTTTGGCGGCCCGGGATTTCTTTTAAGTCGTTTAATGGCATTGTCCATCGCTTGCTCGTGGCTCATGCCCATGGACCGCGCCGTCCGGCCATCTGAAAGTCTTCGGATCGTTATCTTTGGCCTTCCTGATTGATGGACTCGTAGGACACTATCAGCAATTTCGTAATTCCCCCCATACCTTTCATTGAGAATCTTTGTTAGGTCTGCCTTAGTAATGG